CTTACCGATTTGTGTATTCCATTTTTCGGTATCTATAGTGTCTGTAGTCAGGATTATACCACCTGCTGTTTTCTTTTTAGCTGTTCTTATTTGTACCAGAACACGGCTACCAAAAGGCTGTATACCTGCGTCAATCGCTGGGAATGCCTCTTTCATTGCGTTCTCATATGTTTTTGTCACCAAATTTTTCCTCATCTAAAAGTTGCAATAGTACGTTAATTGATGCCTCATAACCAGCCATCATTCCGCAACGATGCCCGTACTCGAAAGCATCACGGTCTTGTGGATGTCTCAAAGCCTCATCAGCAAACTCAAACTGTTTGGCTTTGAGAGCATTCAACAATTTTGTTTCTAAGTTCATGCTTACATAAAATCGGTCGCATTACCTGTTAGCTTATACTTATGTCGAGGTGAAGTGCCAGCCACTTTTCCAGTTGATTCTTTTCGTGGCCCCTCAGATTTTTTTCTTGGGTTCTGCGCTTCCTTTATGTTGTCCATGTTCCGTTTGTAACCCATCAGGATTCTCCTTATAAAGATTGTCAAAAACACGATTCACATCCAGAGTATAATCCAAGTCAGATTTGCTATAATGTATCCATTGAGAAGGACGAAACTCCGGTGCTCCTTCCCCTGCTTCAAACCATGCAGGGTGCGTAACTCTCACACGATTATTTGGTAGAGCCACAATATTTCCTGTCCACTCACCTGCATCCAGAAGTTCAAGAACATGAGACTGCTTATGTTGAGCAGGGTCATCTCCTATTTCTGAATCTGTATAGTCAACAGTGAAATAATACTTTGCGGGGAATAACTCCCCATCAATCTTTGCTAACCAAGGACACGGTGTACATCGGTCCAACACATAAACACTGTGCGTTCTAGATGAACAATCCCACGGTTGAGCATCGTGAGTTGCCATCGCTTTAGGCCAATCATCTAATGGTGTATCGCCAACCAAGGCTGTAATAGGCATTCTAGCCCACATTGCACCGCCATGAACATTTGGTTCATCAGTATCGTAGGTTTCTGCACCCGTGAAAATTAACTGAAAACTAAGACTTCGACATGGGATTGTCGTTACGGCTATTGCCATCGCATGGATAAATTCACCGTGAAATTGTTCGTGATTGTAGGTGTACTCTCTTCGCACCCAACATTTGAAGTGCGGAATATTACTCTGCAAAAACGCCATATTTTAAGTTCTATTCTTTGTCAGTTATGGTTGTGGGTTTGGATTAATTCCTGTTCCGGTGGATACTGCCACCTTTTCACCCGTAGCCATTTCAGCAGCTGCGAGTAATTTAGCTGTCTCGTTATCTGACGTATTCATTCGTTCTCTGGCTGCTAAGTCCTCAGCCTTTCTTCTGTTCTCGTTTTCTTGTTTGATAGCCTCTAAATCAAATTTAGCCTGACGATCTGCAATGTCATTCTCAATCTTAGCTGCTTCAAGTTGGTCTTCGTTCATCAGTTCGGTAGATTTCAACTGTATTTTCTCTTTTTCAAGCTCCATTTTGGCCTGTAGCTCTATTTGATCCTGTTGAATCTTGGCTCGATCTGTTTCTGCACGTTGTTGTAACGTCATTTGTGCAATTTCAAGCGATTTGTCTTGGGCCATTGGTGGTTGTGGAGCATATTTCTGTGCTTCGGCAGTTATTTTGGTTAAATCTTGCCCAAAATCGCCTAATTGCTGCTCGATAAACTGTTGAACTTGATTAATTACCGTAACTTCTTCCCTTGCTTCGTCTTTAATTAAGTTCTGAGACTGTGCCATTTGCACTGCCGTATGAGCTTCCACCAAATAATAGTTTAAAAGGTGATCTCTCAAGTGAATTGCCATTGGATAAAGAAAAGTTGGCTGTATTGCAGGGTTTGCACCAAACAAAGGAGACTTTAGGAACGGCATATGCGTCAACATATGTGCCATATGGTCCTGTTGAGGCAGTACATACACGGGTCTACCCAATGCAGCAGCAACATTTTCACTTACTGGGTCAAGATTTTCAGTTCCGGGAGGGTCAATTAAGACCTCTGAGTCTGGAACCTTCATAACTCTTAGGAACATTTCCTCAACTTTGCGTGCATCATACATCTGAGGCATCAAACGAGCACGTTCCATGATAGCTTGGATTTGTGCGAACCGTTGTGTTTCACTAAAAATTGCTGGATCACTAACCGGAACGACATCCATTGGACCGTCAAAGTCCACTGGTTCTATTTCGAGTCCAGCTTCATTACCTTGTAAGTCTTCTTCTACCATGTAAGCACTGTTGATTCGGTGTAGAATCTTGAAACAACGCTCCATAGATGAATGTAAACGTGAATGGATAGAACTAAACACAACCATGCCCTGTTCAATCAGGGCCATTGTGGTGCCAACTGGCATATTTGGATTGGTGTCACTTAGCTTTTCAAATGATGTTTGAACCACACTTTGGCCAGCATCAACTAAAAACCCTAGTAATTGAAACAACGTAGGACTTGGTCCACCAAATGGCAGTGGCATCGCTATCTTTCGGATGTCATCAACCATTGCACCACCTTCGATTTCAGCAATCTCGGTAGGTTGCAAGCTAATTGTTTGTCCACTAGGACCACCCTTTAGCTTTAACATTGTGGGAATGTTTTGAATATGAGCACTATCCATCAATGCCCTCAGTGCTCCGGTAGCTGCCCCACTTAGACCACCGATCATCTGAGTTAATCCGATAGGATAGGCTCCTCGCCATGGGACGAAAGGAAACTCAACAATCCAATCCAACTCGTTTTTCATTTCATCGTCTGCTTCCCAGTTACGATACAATGACAACGCTTTGTTGGTTGTTTTATCTACTGTTAGAATGTATGGCTCTAATCCATCATCGAAATCCATAAACGTATAGATTTCAAATATAGTTCTCAAACCATCTTCGTTATAACTCGTTTCACTTTTACCTTCTATCTTGTCGTTAGCAGTAGTTGCCTTGCTGTACTCTGGCTCATTCGGATAACCCAGATCGACATCAATATACATACCAGACGTAATTCGTCTTTCGTATTCCATCTTGGTAATATACTGCACATGGGTCTTACGTTCTGCCGTATAAAAGTTCGTAGCAGCAAACGGCAAGTAGACATCATCAATTGGGATAAACTCAGATTGTGGTTTACGATGCAAACTATCCCACATAAATTTCATATATTGCCCACCACCAAGTGGCAATTGCGTGCTCAATTGTTCTAGTTCGGCACGGAACTCAGGCATTTGTTGTGTAGTCTGCCAGTTCATAAACTCAGTTTTGCGTCTAGCTTTTTCTAATTTATCTGGTGTTTGTTCACCTTGAACCTTGCTCTTTATTGGTCCATTTGAAGGAAACGCTTCTTTCATAAATCGTGCGGAAAAATCAACGCACGCTTGGATTAACATTGGATGTACGACACGGTTCGCACCCTCAAACTGCGCTCCACCCGGAGCATCATCACCGAGGCCAGTGCGTTGTAATCCTAGTTCATACTGTTTATCACGTTTTTCTCTAGACTCTTTATCCTTGGAGATTTTGTCTACAAGATCAACGATGGCAGTATTAAGTTTATTCTGGTCTACTTCTTCAACAATGTTAGCAAAATGTGCAAGCCTTTGCTCTTGGCTCAACTCCATTTCATCAAGACGAATGAGAGCACCACCATCATCTGTGTCTTCTACCTCAGCTAACTCGTTCGGAATAGCAACAGTTTCACCCTGTTGTTCTTCGTCCATCATAGTTTCGTCAGACATCATATGACTCCAGTATCTGATCAGACATCATGTCGATTTTTTTGGCGTTGTAAACCCCACCTTTGGCAAAATTTAATCTTCCCTGCAATCCAAAGTTATAATTGTTTGAGTCTTTATCGTAACTTCCACCAAATCCTATTTTTCCCATAGGGGTTTCATAACTTAATTCACCTTCGATTGGTCCACCACTCGGACGATATGTTCCACGGGCTTGAATACTATCTAAACCTTCATTAACTGGAATTGTTATACCACCTGTAATTGGCCCCGGTTGCATTTTACCTTGGAATGAATTATCCCCTATTCTACTAGCACCACCTTCAACACTCACTGATCCATCAATAATTGCACCAATACCGGGAACTTCTTTGATCGCACCTATTGAGAAATATCCATTTATGGTATCCCGATTAACTACTTCTATGGTTATTTCTTCGGTTTCAGGATTAAAGAACGGTATTTTCATCATGTCTCTACTGGCACTTACTTCCAATCCCCCAGTTGCTTGTGCTCCAAGAAATTTTCCAAACAAGTCATTAAAGAAACTTGTACCTACCTGACCACCTTCGTTGTAACCACGCTTTTTCATTTCTTCAATTGACGCTGAAATTGTGTCAACAACTTCTGGTGTAATTTCCTGTCCGGGTACTTGAGTTCGTATTGTTGCCGATTTATTTGCCTCTGTCTCAGGTTTGCCTTTGACCAGTGTTCCTTCGCGTTCTTTGTATAACTTTTGAAACAATTGACTTTGTGGAACATCACGCTCAAGAGCACCCAAATATTCGCCAGCCATTTGTGTATCATAAGTTGAATGCGGAATTAATGGATCAGTGATGGCATCGGCATCAAGATCAATTTTTCCAATCGCACCCCCAAACATTCCGGGTGGTGTATATATCTGAGATTCGTCTGTAGTAGCAACCCTTGCTTTACCCGGAGATGGGAATCCAGCTTTCTGTGCATCTGCTTTTTCCATTATTCGCATGAATTTTTTACGAACTCTTGGTGCTGCTTTGGATATATAATCCCGAAGGTCCGGTGAATCTATTCCGGGCCAATCTTCTACTGGCCTGAAATCTTTGTCCTTCGTAATT